ATAGTAGATGTAATTTAGGTAGGCGTTGTGTAATAAAAACGACCAACCAATTTGTATTTCGTAAATTTACTTTGTTGGTAGCAATAAGTAATTCAAAATGGGTAGGTAAAGAAATGTATGAAAAAGGTGGTATGACGAAAGAAAGATTGTTGGAATTTTTAGAGAAATATATTTTTCCAAAATACAAAAACCATCTTATTATATTGGATAATGCAGGAAGTCATAATAACGAACTCATTAAAAATGCTATTATCAAAAGTGGTAATGATTATTTATTTTGCATCCCTTATACACCGAAAACGGATGCGATTGAAGAATATTTCAACCAAGTCAAAACATACATGAAAAAGAATAGAAATGTTGAAAATTACCAACAATTAGAAAATAATGTGAATAAAGCAATTGAAAAAGTAAAACCTGAAAATTATAAGAATTATTTTGAACATGCTTACAATTTGAAAGAAGGAATAAAATTACACAGAAAATCATCAACGAGAAGGCGTAAATTAAAAAATTATAAATAATATACTTAAAAATTAGATGGTTTAAGTATATAACTGGTATGCGATTAAAAAGTGAATTATATAAAAAAGAACAAGATGAAATAATAGAACAGATTATTAAAATATTAAATTTAGAAAATAATAATACATATACCCTGCATGAATTAGACAATAACAAAGAGATCCAAATTTCAATAATGGAATTAATTCCTGAAATAAGAAAATGGTTTTCATTTAACGGAATTAAAGCAGTAGGAGAACCGAGTAAAATAAAAAGACCTTGGTTGTCTATAATAAAACATTTATTAAAATCAAAATATAACATAGAAAGCAAAGATTTTCAATTTACCGAAAACGGACAACATATTAGAACACACATTTATACATTTGGGTTGATTAAGTAGAATTTACTTATATTTGAATACAAAGCCTCTAGAACTCTTGTTTTTTCCTGATAGAACTTTTGAAATAACTGGTGTAATTCCATATTCCTTTTGTAAATATTCATTTGCATCACACGGATAAGTAAATGTTTTTATATAAGTTCCATCAATTGTAAACACATCAAATGGTTTATTTTGTCTTTGTGCATCTGATATTTTTCGTCTTTCATCCATATTTTCAAACCGTTTTTTCTGTGTTTCTCCGTGTTTCAATCTAGCGTCTGGATTGTCTTCATAATATTTTTTCATTCTCTCACCTTGTTCTTTCCCAGCTTCAGGATGTTCTTTATGATATTTTTTTTGTGATTCTCCTTGTTTCAATCTAGCGTCTGGATTGTTTTCATAATATATTTTCATTCGTTCTCCATGTTCTTTTCCAGCTTCTGGATGTTCTTTATGATATTCTTTGTGTGCATTGCTCTGTTGTCGTCTTGCTTCTGGATTGTCTTCGTAATATTTTTTCATTCTCTCACCATGTTCTTTTCCAGCTTCTGGATTGTCTTTAAAATGTTGTTTCATTCGTTCTCCGTGTTCTTTTCCCAAGTTTGGATTGTCTTCAAAGCGTTTTTTCATTCTCTCACCATGTTCTTTTCCAGCTTCTGTATGTTCTTCATAATATTTCCTTTTTATTTCGCTCATTTGTTGTCTCGCTTCAGGATTGTCTTCATAATATTTTTTCTGCGAATCGATCATTTGTTGTCTCGCTTCAGGATTGTTTTCGTGATACATTTTCATTCTCTCACCCCATTCTCTTCCTGCTTCAGGATTGTCTTCATAATATTTCCTTTTTATTTCGCTCATTTGTTGTCTCGCTTCAGGATTGTCTTCATAATATTTTTTCATTCTCTCACCTTGTTCTTTCCCAGCTTCAGGATGTTCTTTATGATATTTTTTAAGTGCATCACTTTGTTGTTCCATTGCTTCGTTACTGTCCCAATATTTTTTCTGCGAATCGATCATTTGTTGTCTTACTTCTGGGTGTTCTTCATGATACACTTTCATTTTCTCAACCCATTTTATTCTATCTTCTGGATGTTCTTCGTGATACACTTTCATTATCTCACTCATTCGTTGAATTGCTTCTGGATGTTCTTTATGATAGTTCTTCATTCTTTTACTTTGTAGTTCCCTTGCTTCGTTATTTTCCCAATATTTTTTACTGCGTTCACTCATTTTTTGTCTATCGGCTTCCGTAAACACATACCCATTTATCCCATCTCCACCATAAGTCATATTATATCCATTCCCATTCATAAAATACGAATTATATTCTTGAATGTATCGTATTTCCTTTTCGCACAATTCTTCAATAGTATCTGCTGTATCAATTTCTATAAGTTCGAGATTACCTACCATGTCATATTTTCGTATCGCACAATATAGGTATCTATTATTACCTGATTTCGCTAAGTAATTATGCCCTTCAGTTCGTTGCTTCAATGAAGTAGTCGTTAATCCAATATAGTGCTTTCCGTTTGGAAATACGATTTTGTAAATAAACCCACAAGTAGACATGTTATATATAATATACTAACATAAAATGTCTATATTGAATTCAATTTTATAATATGTGCGTTAAACTACTTAAAATAAAATATTTAGGAATAGTATAAGGATGGAAAAAGAAGTAAATCCACCAACCGACTTTTTCAAAGGAATTAAAATTTCCTTGAAAAGTGTCTTGAAACATCCTGACATCAATTTACCTAAAATCACAAATGCCGTTGTCAAGTGTAATAAAATTGTTATTCAAACGCTTATGTTTATGAAACTTTTTTTATTAGACCATTATGATAAGCATAATAAATTACCAACCATTAATGACGAATTCATTAATTCTTGTATGAAAATATTGTGTAATGAAAAAGCAACTGGAAGACCACCTAAAAAAGAAATCAAAGAATTAAAAGATACTTTGAGTGCATTTTACAAAACCGATTTTCAACCGCTAATTCAAAATGAAAACTTGGATTATACACATATGAATACCATTTTAGATTATCTTACTATTGATATTCTTACGATGTATGAGAATAACATCAAATTTCATTATGTAGAATATGTGGAACGATATGTAAATGTTGTTTGGAAAAAGAATTTTATTGTAAATAAAATAAGAAAAATGAATATTACACAAAAAGAAAAGGAACAACGAGTAAATAAATTATGTAGTCAATTGCGAAAAATCAAAACCGATTTATTGAATGTTACCGAAGGTTCTAAAAACTACAAATCACATTCCATGTATCATATTTGGATAAACCAACAAAAACAATTTATTACGCCGAATAAATCTACATACAAAAAGAATAATATTGTTTATGATTTGATGTGTAGCCCTTTTGATTATTTTCCTTGTATGATTGTTATGATGAAACCAGTTGAAAGAGAAGAACAAACAATTAGTAATGTATTTCCTATGCGTAGCGAAATAATACCAAAACATATAAGATTAGATACAACTACATTGGTGCATCTTCTTATGACGAAAAAACAAGGAATTAAAAGTGAATATTTAACAAAAGGAAATTTGAAACGAAATGAAAATAAAATATGGGATTTCTTTTTTAGAACAGAACGAAAAATGTTTCATAAAAAGCATTATGAATTTCATCATATGATAGAAACAGATGGAATAAGTTGCACTTTGTTGCTATTGCGTAAGGATTTAATAGGAAAACGACTACCGATGATGAAAAAAGGTTTATCAACTGAAACATATATTGATGAACTAACCGATTATACTCAATTACAAAACAAAAAGATTGTAGCAATAGACCCTGGATTGTGTGATTTAATTTATTGTGTGGATGCTGATAATAAAGATGCTAACAAATTTAGATATTCGCAAGACCAACGAAGAAAAGAAACCAAGAAAAAGAAGTATTCAAAAATTCAATTGGAATTGAAAAGGGAACAAATTAATGGTAAAATAATTATAGAATGGGAAACTGAATTATCTAAACTAAATAGAAAATCACTCAATATTACAAAATTCAAGGAATATATCAAAAAGAAGAGTGAAATAAATGCTATGTTATTCCAGTTTTATGAAAAATATATTTTTAGAAAATTACGATTACAAAGTTATAGAAATACCAAGAAAAGCGAACAGAAAATGATTAACAATTTCAAACGCATTTTTGGTAATGAAAAAGATGTTGTTGTGTGTTTTGGAGATTACGAGCAGAAAAAACATATGAAATTCAAAGAACCTACCAAAGGGAAAGGAATGCGAACCTTGTTTAGAAAAGCAGGATTTCAAACTTATTTAGTGGATGAGTTTAGAACAAGTTGTAGATGTTCTAAATGTGAAGTGGGTATTTGTAAAAAGACGATGGTTAGGGAAAATCCCAAACCATTTAGAAGCGGTAATGTTTTAGTTCATGGACTGATTTGTTGTAAAAACGGATGCGGTTATTGGAATAGAGATGTTAATGGTGCAACAAATATTTATAAAATTGCTTATAATGCGATAAATAAAAAAGAAAGACCAAATTATTTATCAAGAAGCAATAATACTTCAACTGGTTTAGACGAACCAGTAAAATCAAAATTTACATGCCTTGAAATAGGCAAACCTTGTTGATTTTTAGTGGGTTTTGTCCCATTTTAAATCTTCAAGGATGTAAATATCACATATATATAAGAGAATGTGTTTTATTGATTGTTTTACTAGATTATTCTCGTCTAAATCAGATAAGGTAACCACAACACCTAACGGAATATCAGATGAAACAAATACCGATACTATTCATCAAAAATGTCATAGAGAGAGGGCAATTCACATGATAAATACATACAAAACTAACTTATTGTTAGAATATAGGAGATCTTTGATGAAGGAATATAAGAGACAGTCACTAAAGGAAAATGCAATAAGGGAACACAC